GCACGGGAATAGTGTCATCTGTAGATTTGTATGTGTACGGGACGTAGATGTCTCTGTAGCCGATAGCGAAAATGACATAGTAGCCCGCTTGACCAGCAACAGATTGAGAGAAGGAGAAGGAGGTGCTGCTATTTTCCACACCAGCAACTTCAGTTGATGTGCTCGGGTCTGTTCCTAGATAGAAACGTACCTCAGAGTTTGCTTGCAAACCTTCAACCGTAACTTGTGCGGATGCTTCAACAGTAACAGTGGCACCAGCGGTTCTGATTGTTGGGGTATCGCCACCGTTAACGTTTACTGTAAAGCTACCAGAACCGATGTTAATATAGACAGCTTCGTTGCCTGAAGTACCATCAGAAGTGGCATAGTCGTTAAAAAAGATGTTGTCTAGTGTGGCAGAGGTGCCACCAGTGATCTCAATAGCATGGCCCGTACCAGACGAGTTAAATGTCGTATTGGAAAGGTTTCCACCGAGGTCTACACCTGTATTATCCAAAAGCATAGCAGAGGTAGCAGTGCTGTTTGAAATCGTGCAGCTATCCATTAAGGCTAAGTTCTGGTCAATTTGACCACAGCCTCGGAACACCGTATCGTTGATGGTAGAGTTGGCTAAGAACCCGAAGGTATCCATACCAACAAAGGTGCAGCTTTCGAGGTTAATATCTGCATCCGCATTAGCAAGGAAGTAGCCACGGGAGACGGTCCCAAGAGCGGTGATGCTGATATTTGTCCAGTCTACACGGCTTGCTGCGTTGTTAACCTCAATACCATTGAAGGTAGAAGATACAAACTCAGTGTTAGCTATGAAGAGTGTCTTGTTGCTGTCACGGAAGTCTACTGCGGTAGCTGTACCTAACTCCATCAACCCCTGCATGGTGTAAACACCGTTAGAGAAGTTGAAGACACCCCATTGGTTAGCTAGGCTACCTGCAGTCGAAGCTAGGCCAGAGAAGGTAGCGTAACCGTTAGCTAGATCACCGTCTGTGATGCTAAAGGTACGACCAACGCGCATAGCGTCAATCTTAAACGGGAAACCCTTAGAGGGGCCAGAGCCGGGGATATTCCAAGCTACACCAAACCAAGAGGTAGTTGCTGAAGGCGTGTTACCAAAAGTACCACTAGCAGTAACCGTAGGGTCGATGGGGTAGCATTTCCATCCACCAAAAGTGTAAGTGTCACTACCGTCTACGTAATAAGCGTTTAGGGCACTACTGGCAGAGCCTATGAGGCACTGGATGCCCCCACCCTGTGGGTCAGCCCCAGCTTTAGTGTCAAGAGCCTGTGCAACGTCTGCTTTGGTCCAGATCCACACTGCATCACCAGAAGTAATGGTCTGAGAAGAGTTGAACACCATACCACGAGCAGCGGACGACCAAGGGTTACGGGATACGCAGCTTGAGCCTTGTACGTAGTCATCAACCTCGGGGTCAGTCAGAGAGTTCTGACCACCACCCCCAGAGGAGATCAGGGTCCAAGTGCCTACGCCACCATCAGTAAAGATCTCCTGCGATGTGAGCTCTGTTGTATAACTTGGAGCGGCCATTATACTTCCACATCGTTAATACTTGTCAGTCGACCTTGTGCGTCGTAGTTGTAGGTTCTTGTAAGGGTCGTCTCGACTTTGTAGTAGACTAACTCTTCAAGGTTATTATCTGCGTCGTAGGTAAATGTCTTGTAGCGACCGTTAGAGTAATCAATACGAGAGATGTTGCTATTTGCGTCGTAAGTGAAAGTAGGGTTAGGCTCTAGGGAATCGGGGTCAACAGGGTCAGGGACAACAGGGGTAGCTGGAGATCCAGCATTGATACGCTTACCATTGTTACAGATAATGATAAGTTCGTTGTTGTCGTTAAACTCTGCCCCGTAGATTGCAAAGTGACCTGGGGGAAGACCGGAACCACCTTGATAGTGATTCTCTACGTTTACTTGGACACGCCCGACAGAGACCACATCACTATCACTGTACTGGATAATAAGTCGTCCATCTTCAGTGATACTGGCTTTCTGGATAGACCGCCCATCTTCACCTTTAGGCCCTTGCTCTCCACGCTCTCCAGAAGGCCCCTGTAGGCCACGTAAGCCCTGCTTACCAGGTAGACCCCTTGGACCCCGTATAGTGACTCCTTGAGGGCCCTGAGCGCCCTGTGGGCCTACTAAGCCTTGTGGACCCTGCGGGCCAACCTCACCTTGGTCACCTTTCGGTCCCTGTGGGCCTACCGGACCTTGATCGCCCTTTTCGCCCTTGTCACCCTTCGGTCCAACTTGTTTCTTAAACTCATCGACTTCCCGTTGTAGGGAATCTTGGATAAGGGCTTTGGTGAGTGCTAGGTTAACTACGTTTGTCATTCTTCAAGAACTCCAAGGAGGCTTTGAGAAGCTCCTCCTCTAACAAATCCTTGTCAGACTTTTGAGCAGCCTTTGGTTCTTCTTCTTCAGGCTCTTCCTCTGGCTGGTCGTTTTCGGCCTCTCGCTGAAGCATTGCTTCTTGCATAGACTTGTTATCAGCTAGAGTCTCTTCGTACTTTTCCGAATCGAAGTTAAGCTCTGCGATGCCCATAAGATCAGTGACAACCTCTGGGTGGGACGAAACATCGATGTTTGCACCATTGAGGTTACGCAGGAATGCTGCAATCTCTTTAAGATCGTGGGGTGCGACATCCCCTGCACAGATCTTCGGCATGTTATCAAAGTTTAGCCCGTTGAGGTGCCATAGGGGTTCAACAAGCTGCTTGTTCAAAACATCAAAGATCGAGTTGATGTAGGACTCCATAGAGCGCAAGAACAAGTCTGTCTTAGATTTGCTTAGGGCATAGGAGCCGTTGGCCCCACCTCCAAGCATAAGGAACTCCGCCATCACGCTACGGGCAATATCATGCTGGTAGCGTTGGATGATCGGATGGATCTCGATATTACGAGTACCGTTAGAGGTAATCAACTCGATATCTACGATACGCTGGTTAGTGGGGCGACCATCGTTATCGCGGAACACATCTGAAGGTAGAAGTGCGTATCCCTGTTCGTTGAACTTAAGATCGCGGAGAATCTTCTCCATCTGACTACGAACTGCTTGCTGATCTGCAGTAGCGTCAGGGCTTAGGTACTCAGCTGCAATACGACCAATAGGAACCCCGTGGAGTTCCCGCTCTACTGCAATCGCCTCGATGTTCTGCAGGTTCTTTAGGTACTGGTAAGAACTAAATGCATTACGTAGGATAGAGCGTCCAGATGGGTCATTGTTCGTGTTGGTTGTCTTGTAGTGTAGTAATTTCGTAGACGGGATGAAAGTACTGTTAAGTCCGTAGTTTTGCTCTTGGCGGACACCCAGGACATCTCCTGTTGTCTTATCAACCTCAAAACGCTCAATTGTCCATTGAGCCCTAGAGGCGAGCTTACGGACGCCAATTCGTCCATCATTATGTTTACTGTGCTTTTTAGGGCTCCGAGAATCCGGTCCCCGTCTACGCTTATAAACAACTTCAAACAATGAGAAGCCGAAAGTAAGGTGCGACAGAGCCTCAGAGATGTGGTCATCTAGAGTGTGCTCCATGTCCTCTAGGACACTTTTAACAAACTCTGCTTCTTCCTTAGCTTCGGGAGAATCGTTAGCTGGCTCTACGTAATAACCTACGTCTCGAAGAACTTGCTCCGTAGCATACATAACAGCACCGATGGTACTGTCATTATCCCGCATCTCGCGGAACTTACGGATGGCACGTTTGCCTTTGAGTTCTGCTAGGAATTCATCGGCACGAATTGTACCGTCTTTAGTGTTGGTGCCACCTTGGCCCAACTCCATCTTTCCAAGTTCTTCTGTTAGCTTTTTCATGGTTAGCCTAGGTAAATCTCTGACTCTAGACCTTTAGCATCAGCGTAGGTTAAGCGGAGGTTCGGAGTGGATACGCCGTTCAACATAAGGTCAGTTAGTGCCCAGACACATGCATCGAGTCTATCAGGTGAACCTATTGAGCCTAATGGTTCCCACGTTCTCATTTGCGTTTCGAGTTCGTCTAAGCCTCGTACGTGTTTTACTTTTCCTCGTTCGTAGAGTGCAGAGATTGGTTCGGCTCTAGCCATTTTACCCCTAGAAGCATGTACAAGCCGAATAGGTACAGTTTCATCTTCAGCTTCGAGTGTTCTACGGACCATTTCACCACCTTGGTTACGCTCCGCCACAATGCGGTCAGCTTGGTAGTGGTGATACAGAGAAACCGCCTTAGCAGCCCATTCAGCAGGACTGAGGCGGTTTGTGGCATCTTCGAGGACATATCCAATCCCATTAACATCTATACCTGCAACTACAATACCAGTCATGTCAGACTCGGCGTTCTTAGTTACAGCGGGGTCCAGAGAGACTACAATACGATTAAGTACAGGTAGGTCTTCTGGGTCAATCTCACAGGCATCCAGCATCTCTGTAGTCCAGAGAGCGCCATCAGCCTCTTCTAGCATCTCCGCGTAAAGCTCTTGTCGGCCTAAGCGGGTACCCTCATACTCCTTCTTAATGCCTTCAAGGAATGGGGTAGCTAGGTTAGCAGCATTATCAAAAGTGGAGCCGTGAGTGATATGGCTTCTTTCACTCTTGAGGAGGTGTCTCATCAGCTTGGTAGGTTTCGGTGTGGTGGTGACCATCACCCTCGGGTGGCTACCTAGACGGAGAGTGTACTGCAGCATGTCCCAGACATCTTGCTGGTTACGCCAAGCTGCAACCTCATCCGCCCATGCTGCGTGGAACTGTGGACCACGGAGACGTTCTGGGTCTTCTGCGGAGAAGAACTCTACTTTAGCTCCATTCTCCCAAGTCAAAGTGTTGTTGGTGGGGGTCCAGACGGGGTAACCCATCTTAGCGCCTCGGTAAGTCTTATCTTTGTCCCAACATACGTTGAGTAGACCAGACTCACCTTCCACCATGACTCGTCTAATATCGCCTTTAGTAGGAGCTACACAAGCAATACGTTTAAGCCCTTGCTTAACCTTGTGTCGAACCCACTCAGCGCCTGATCGAGTCTTACCTGCTCCACGCCCAGCATTGAATATCCAGAAGTCCCAGTTTCCCTCAGGTTCTAGTTGGTCAGTACGAGCCCAGAAGGGCCAGTTGTACTTAAGTTCTTCTGCCTGACTATGGCCTAAGGCACTGAGGATCTCTTTAGCACGTTCAGGGGGCAGAGCCCTTAAGGCATCAGCCGTGATCTTCGGTATTTGTACCGCTGTCTTCTTCTGATACTTCTGAGGCATGTCCGAGTAACGCCATTAAGCTGTCAATAGCACTTGAGTCCTCGTCAGCGTCTCCGCCACCTTCTTCAAGCTGCTGGGTTTCTTTGGGACTCCAGCCGGCTTTAGACCGGAGGAAGAGTTCCTGTGAGGGGAAGTGACCTTCGATAGCCTGTTGGATAACTACGTTACCTACACGCTGAGTAATATCTGCACGGGCTTCTGCGATGTCTCCACCGTAAAGCTTGTACAGCATAGCATTGTTGCGAGGAGCGTTCTGGTAACGCTTGTTGATTGTAGCTAGGATATCCTTGATCTGCACTCCATCTTGGACTGCTTGACGAATATACTTAGCTACAGGCTCGCTGTACTTGAGGGTAGAGGCTGGGCCAGACATCTTAGGCTCTTATAAATAAGGGGGGAGTAAGCTCTCAGCGTATATCCACGCTCTCGTTTAGGGTATGTGTTGGGGAGGTTCGATATATTGCTGAGTAGAGCTATGAGAGGGCATATAGGTACTAAAACGGGAATGTCAAGGGGTAAGGGGTAAAAAAGTGGGGCGTATATCGAAAAAGTTGCTTTAGGAACTACAAACCACTAGCACTTACCCTCTAAACTACCAACTAGAAGTGAGAATAGACCCCTAAGGAGCAAGTCAAGATCGCTCTATAGCCCTCTATAGGGCTACCAACCACTAGCTTTTATCTACAGTATATTAGCTAACTTAAGTGACTCTTAAGTGCTCTACAGTCCTTTTTCTATAGTGTAAGACTGTAAGTTGTAAGTCTGTAGTGTAACTTAAGTAACTCTTAAGTACCCTATAATAGCCCATATAGGTTGTCAAGGGCAGATTTCAAGGGCTAGGGCTAAGTTTTTATCTATTGTTGCAGCTTTGTAACATTTCGTGAGTATACTGTTGCATAAATGTCACAGGTTACCCTTCTAACCTTTTTTCTTATGTTATAAATCAGGGTGCCAGCGCCAGGCCCGGCGCTAAACCTAGAGAATACCTAGGGGCCCCAATGAACCCCTAGGTTGAAGAGTTAGCCGCCGTCCTCGACGTAAATGTGATACCCGCCATAGTTGTCAACGTGGATGCCAAACTCGCCGTAGCCATAGGCCAGCCATAGGCCACCGAATAAGATAGCAAGTAGGCCAACAACAGCCAGTAGGTCAGAGATAATGTAGCGCAGTTTCATGGGGTGTTCCTTGTGTTAGGGCTTAGGGCCAGCCTTGCGGCCAGCCCTAGCGTTAGCGTTAGCCTCGCGCTTCCGCGATGCATTCGAGATAACCAGCGACGATGTCCTCGCGCTTAGTATCGCCAATTTTTATTGACATATACATAGTAAAGGCTTCGGTTGCTAGCTCGGCGGCTTCCCCGTCCAGCTTGGCGATATGCTTGGCTACAAGCTGCACTAGGTCAAAGTGCGCTTCCTTGCGCAATTGCTCGCGGGACTTGAACGAAGTTTTGAAGTAGGACATATTGTTTCCTCCATATGTCATAAGGTTAAGATTAAGGGGGTTTAGTATCTAGGGCGCACGTGTCGCCTTCGACCGCGCCGCCAGCGCGATTCCCCCTTTGCCTATATGGCCGGCGGCATACATACACCCTACGCTATACGAATACCTATGACAACAAAAAAATGCAGGCGAGTACAAATTAATTTTACACCCTAGAAGTGTGCTAGGGCCAGCGCCTAGATATGCGCTAGGTGACTAGCTATCATGCGCCCTATGCATAGGTAATAGGTATGCACTAGGTGCAGAGCTGGTATGCGCTCCGGGCATAGCTCCCGGCCGGGCGCCAGGGAAAGGCCTAGGCCTAGAGAAAGACCCCCGATGGGAAATAGACCCCCGATGGGAATTAGTTAGAGAACTAAGAATAGGCCCAGGCCAGGGCCC